CTAAACACCCTTGCCACGTTACCACCCCTCTGAACAGCATCAACGACCTCTCGCTTTGTTCTTTCTACTAAGACAGGGAGGGCGCGACCCAGATCAGCCTCTGTCACTCCACCTTGGAAGTTATAGACAACTTGAACAGGTTGACCACCACTCTGACCTTTATGGTGATCTATTACAGTTTCTTTAGGGTGTAGCATAGCTAAGAAACCACCCTTGCCATCTAGTCCACCAGAGCGAGGTCCAGACCCTGTGTAACCACCACCTTCATTACTTGCTAAACTAGATACTAAATCCCCTACAAAATTACCTGCTGTGCCACCTGACCCACCAAAAGATTGTTTAAGGGACTCTACCATCTGCTCAACAACAAGTATTCGGTATAAGTCTTTTAAAATATCTTGAGCCATTAGTCTAAAGGCATCTTTTGCAGACTCTGTACCCTCTATAATAGATAAGAAGGCATCACCGAAAGAGTTTCCGATAGTTTCAGCTAAACCTTGTGTTGTTTCTAGTGACTTTTCTAAAGCGGCTGTTTCTGCATTTATGGCGGCTATTCTTTCTGCTGCTTTATTAAGTTCAACCTCAGTCATTTTTCCAGAGGCGTCTTTATTTTGCTTTTTAAGGTCATATAGTATCTGTAAGCGATCAGCTTCTTGGTCAGACAAGCCTACTAATTTTCTTTGAAGGTTAGCTTGTTTTTCAATACCCTCTATTATGGAAGCCATAGATTCTCTCTTAGAACCCGTGCCAGTACCCGTACCCTTTAGGATCAGAAGCTCTTTTCTTTTATTCTCTAATATTGTAAGGTTTTCCATAACCTCCATATACTGTAGTGCTGCTTCAGCTAATAAATCAATCTGACCAGTCTGAATGTATAGCGCCTTTGCTGTCTCGTACAGAGCTTCAGCCTTGAGCTTCTCGCCAGCTATAAAGGATGCCACAGATGCGTCTTCACCTTTTTTAAGAGCCTCTATCTCCGCTGTAATTTTAGCAATCTCTACATCTAGGTTAGTTTCAAAACTGCTAAGTTTTTCTTGAGCTTTAGCTGCATCTTTTAGTTTGTTTGCAAACTCTTCTGAGGCTTCCGTGTTTTGTCTAGCCTGTTGATAATATTGAACAGCTTGGGCATACATATAACTGCCGTGCTTGATGCCAATTTTTAAGAGTTGATTCTCAAATTTTCGTCTGTCGTTAATTTCCTCAATCTGATCTGCAGTTTTTCCATGAAGTGATGCAGTGTACTCAGCCTCACCCCTAAGTTTTGCAACAAAATCTTCTTGTTTTTCTAATTCCTTGTTCTCCTGCCTTCTACCTTGGGCAATTTGCATTTGCGCCCTTTGAACAGCAAACATTGCATCTGCATATTGTTGTACAGAGGGAACATCCATCATAGCTCCCTCAGCCCTACTTTTACCGTAGGCTTGATAACCTAATGCAGCAGTAGATTTTTGTGTTGCCCCTAAAAGCTCTAGTTGTATTATGGTGGTAGAAATTTCTTTCCAGAAATTACGCTGTTCTTCAGTTAATTCTCCAGTTACATCAACAAAACTTTTAAATATATCACGGGCAGACACTGCTGATTCATACATATCTTGTATATTTGACTGCTCATCAATGCTTCTAACAGCTTCCATGAAACTTTTTACATTCTTTCTAGCTTCTTTCCAAACGGTAATATTTCCTCTTAGGGTAGTATCAATATTCAAGAGTGCGCCTGTTACACCTAAATCTCCTGATAGGAACAGCTTATCTAAAAGGCCAGCTTCGGTGTAAACATCTTGTAAAGAATCAGCTAAATCTCTTACAGAGTTGAAAGCCTCTATCTTAGCAATAGCTAGAAGGTCTTTTGATGCTTGAGATAATCTTTTTATCTTTTCTTCTTCAATTTCAAAAATAGCATCAAACCCACGTCTTTGCTCAGAAAGAAGCTCAGCAAGTCTACCTAAAGTAGATTCGACCTCTTTCATCTGGTCGTCAAAATCTGCTGCAGAACCCATCGTTGACATAAAAGCCATCCCTAGGCTACCCAAGGCAGCAATACCTAAACCAATAGCAGCACCCCAAGGTCCAGCAAAGAAGCCAGCTAATTGAGAACCCTGCTGAGAAAATGCGATAAGAGGGTTAGTACCCGCTTGAACCTGTACGATAAAGTCTTGTAACTGATATCCAGCTTGTTGCATTGCAATTTCTTTTTGCCGCATTGCTTTGCCAGAACCATAGACTGACTTTTCAAACCTGAGAAACTCTTTTGCACTTCCACTAGAAACAGTTTTCAACCTGTTTATACTACCAGTAAGCCGTTCGGTTTCTTGTCTTAATCTTTTTTTGTCAATAAGGCCTTGTTTTTCTGCACGTCTTACATTGCGTAATTCAGCCTCAAGATTATCAAGTACGCGTACAGCACGGTCAATAGGTGCCGTTTCAGCTTGCATAACCAGTTTAATATCAGCCATTAAAACTACCCATGTAAATTACGTCCACACGTTTTATTGCTTCTACTTCCCAAGAAGACAATGGTGTATTCGTAAGTTCCTTCCATGCTTTTATTTGATCGTAGGTAATCGGGTTAGGGCCAGAAAAACCCATAGTTCTGCCACTGCTTAATGCAACAAAGGCAGACCAGATGTGAGACAACAAAGTGGGAAAATCAGGTCCATCCAATCCCTTTGGTCTACGTCCAGTCTGCCTTTCTACTTGTTCTAAGTGTTCACGTTCTGATATCCCGCTTTTGTCGGGCTTACTGATGGAGAACTCATGTTCTGCAAAGTCGAGAAGCTCTTCAATCAAGCCTTCTTGAAATTTAAAGAGTTACTCACCGCTTCGTCAATCTGATCTCTAATCCAGAAGACTTCGCTATAAATCTCTTTTGCTTTACTCACAGAGAAATTTGGCTCTTCACCATCGTATGTGATATTCCAAGATTTTGTCGTCTTGGCAAATAAATCAAGAGTGGCGTCTTCTATATCTTCAGCAGTTAAATCTACCTTTTTCTTTGACTGCGCTTGTTTTAGACGCTTGTTCGTCTGCTCATGTACTGCAGCCTTATACTCCTTAGAATGTGGAGCATACATAGTAATTACCATTGGGTCTGAATTATCATTCAATAATGGTTCTAGTGTCGTAGGATGCACAATGTTCACATCCACAGTGTCACTTGTCGGTTTCAGGTCTTTCAAGTCCATTGGGTTTCCTTTCGGGCTAGTCGGGTTTTAAAGTGAGGGGAGCAGCACCCGACAACCACCCCCCTCATCCTAGCTAGGATTCTTATGCACCAGACTTCGTAATTTGAAGAATGGTATTTGCATTCGTTGTTGAAGAGCTAAGATCCTCATCAGTACGTAGACCAACAAAAGACATGTTGATAATACGTGATGTTGGACCGTCTACGCCTACGTCAGCAGAGTTTACCTTGATGCGTGGGAATAGAAATGTAAGTGTGTTTGACCCATCTCCTACAGAAACCTCAAGTGCTGATTCTGTCTCATTCAAGAAACGGTTGATCAGAGTTGCATCTTCAAAATATGCTGAGACTGAGCCTTCAACAGATATCGTACCAAACTCAAGGGCTGATGGTGTATCTTCACCAATAACCAAGGTTGGAGCAAAATTGTTTGTGACAGTGAAGTCAAGGGCAGTAATAAGCGTCAATGCTGAACCAAGTGTACCCTTGTTGCCAAGTTTAATGTCACCTGAGTAAGCATCAAATGGCTCGTTACCAGCAGAGGCATCTTGTGTCTTCTGTGTAGCACCAATGGTCATCGTCTTACCAACCATACCAAAGGTAGCTGTTACCATCTGGTTAGGGGCCATAGAGACTGCCATTGTGTTTACTGCACAACCTGTGAACAAACGTGCTTGGTCTACGTCTGCTGAATAATCTTCAATCGACAAGAAAGTAGGTGTAGTACCTACGATAGCTGCGTTAGTTACAGTTGTAGACCCATCGCCAGCAGTAAAGCCTGTGGCGAAATCATTATCTGACATAAGAGCAGACTGCATAAGAACGTCAAACTCAGCGTGACGTAAATCTGCTACAATATCTCCACCCACAACCTTGTTACCATGACGATCAACGCGAGGCATACGGTCAGCTTGAATATCTGTACCAGCTACACGATCTTTTGTAAGGTTGAGTGAATGAGAGGTGAAAGGCAGGTTCTGAAAGTTACCTGCTGGTGTCGTACCAAAAGTCGTTTCTTCTTTGAACGACAGACTAGAACGAGAGCCTTGTGCGAAAGCCATTTAGTTTCTCCTAATTATATATGTACCAGCCAATAGTGACTGGAATGAAGTACCAAGGAGAGGATAGCCTACCTTCCTCTCTTTCTGCATAATCTATAGATATCGTCTTTGAGTTAAATGTGATATCTGTGGTAGCTTCAAAAGCCTCGATTATACTGTTTGCTAGATTGTCACCAGCTAAAGGTCCACTACCTTCTGCCACAAAGCAGTCAACCCTAAATATCCCTGTGTAGAGTTGTTGTGGGCTTGTGCCTCTAACTGCTGGCCTACGGGAAGTAGGAATGAAGGTAGGTCTCACCCAAGAGGTTCCCGTTGTAGGATCAAAAGATACGTTCTCATAGGCTATAGAGGGTATACCAGAAACCTGAGAGAGTTCGTATTCTAGTCCACGTCTTATGTCAACAAATATGCTACTCATCCGTGAAGCCTTATTAATTTACCCTTTATAACACGCCCTCTGTCTTTACTATCGCCATAGTCTACATACTCTGCGTGAGGTGCGCCATTACGAAGTACAGCCACTTTTGTGCTTTCTAAGTCAGGGATTTTATCTATATCAGATAGAAGGTTTTGTTCACCTTCTTCTCGTTTCTTAATTTCATCTTGTCTTCTTGGCCTATTGAGAGAACTCTTACCCCTTGGCCTACCTGATTTACCTGTCTCAAACGACCAAGATGTAACAAAAGCACCAGTATCTACAGGGGAGAACCTAACTGCATCCCTTGCAATCGCCTTAAATTCATTCTTTACTTCTTCTAAAATACTTGTTTTAGCAGCTTCTATTTTTCTAGCTATAGCTGCTTCATCAATTTTGAAAGAGGATTTAATCATTCGCTTACATCACAAATATAGCAGAGGGCAGTGCCACCAGAGAACATAGTAAGGACGTTATTGATATGGACTTTGTTTCCATTACCTATGATCTCGTCCTCAGTATCGGGAGCTACAGTCAACCCCAAAGCAGGGATCACGCATTTACGTACACCTCTGTTTATATTCTCAGGGTCAATCACCCCAAGGCTATAGTTATAGAAGTAACCAGTAAATGTGTAATCCGTACTGCTTGATGATGCCAAAGCTGAGGTCTGGGGGTTGTAGGCACCATAGGAATACTTACGGAGAGTTAAGGTCTCCCCGTGTTCATCTACAAGTTTCAGAAGGTCGTAAGACCGAAACGACATTATTCATAATCCCTGATATACTGTTCATCAGTTGGTGGGTTATCAAACTGACCCTTAGCGAAGCTAGAATCAGGTCTATCAGTTAATCTACGGTTAGCTTTTATAACTGCATTAGATATACCACCAGCACGTAGACTTGCAGATGTCATAGAATATTTCTGACCTTGTTCACGAAGGTCTGCAGACAGGGCCTTATACTGTTTAGCCAAATCACTGTAGTTCGATGATAAGGCCCCATCTATTTTTGTAGTTACCCTACGAGCGAATTTAGCAGCGATTGTACCTGCTGCCCAAGATCCCGCAAAGTAGACATTATTATTGGACTGAGCTAATGCGAAAATGATCTCTTCGTTTTGGATCAACTGGTCGTTATTATCTGTATCACCAATCAACAGGCGAACCACATTTACCCTACCAGAAGCACTTGTAGTTACAAGATCGGTTTCGTCATAAGTCCAAGCCATTAATCTGCCTCTAAGTCACCATGTCTTCCACGCCAAGAGCGAATGAAGCCAATTTGTTTATCTTTGATTTTAGATACACGACACTTCTTTCTGTCGTATTCAGCCTCATTAGAGGTCTTGGCTTTTACCTTTTCGTTGATTGTCTTGACAAGGATTGCAAGTTGCTCTGCATCCATATCAGTAAGACCATCACCGACAGAAGGTTTTAGTGTAACCTCTAGCTCTTCGTTATGATGAAGGTGAAGCTCATTGTACATACGTTCAATGTTGGACTTCGGGAGACCCCGCTCCTTCCAAGGAACGAGATCACCTTTAGCATAACGCTTACCATTCATCAGCAATCCGTTAGGATTACGCACGAAGACTGGCTTATCATATTGGAAAGGTGGTCGGGTCATCACCTAACTCCTTATGACAAGATGGTGTTAAAGAATACACCAAGATCTGCACCTACAACCTTTTGGTCGTAAGCCATGTTAGCTTCAAGAAGCTCTGCAACACCTTCAACACGCAGGAAGTCACCTGTGTAAGAACGAATGTCGATACCGTAACCAGATGCGTTATCCAGTTCGTTCCATGTGAAGTTGTACCCTGCTGATGGAACCATCAATCCTGCAGACTGTGGCGCATAGTAGAGAGCAGCTTTCTTGGTTGCTACAAATGCAAGAGACTCAGTGAGACCCTCTTTTGCAGTGTTCTCAATCGCGTCAACGATGTGATACTCAGCAATTTCAAAGATCTCAGCCAGTTTAGCCTGAGTGATGATTGCCGTGTTGGTCACAGTTGCGCCACCGTTAAGACGTGCAAGGATGTCTGGGTGGTTGATCAGTGTGTCGTGGACATCACGGGTAACAACCATTTTGTTTGGCTTAAAGCCACCAGAGGCAACCTGCATCGCACGGCGAGCATTCGTTACGTCAACGATTGGAGTTGAGTTTGTGTAGTCATCCCACTGTGTGACTTCTGCTGCAGTGTCGTTGTCAGCATTTGCAACACCAGTGTACTCAGTCGTCCAGATACCCGCTCCAAAGAACGTAGACATGAAACGCTTTTCACGGTCAATCAAGAGATTGTGTGTGAGCATTTCTGATGCACCGCGACGAATATCCAAAGCAGTGTCAGCGTTTGCCAGTGTCTCAAAGTCAAAGTCTGTAGACAAAGACCGAACGTCACAAGTGTACGTTGCGTTTGAGATTGACATACCAACGCGCTGTGAACGAGTGCGTGGAGCGCGAGGCTGTACTTCATTGCGGAAGAAGTTCTCGCGGTCATAGATGTAATACTTGTTGGTCTTTTTATCAACAGGTACGTTTGGGAAAACCTTATCGGCGATAAAGTTGTCTTGTGATTGTAGGTACGCTACTGTCAGGTTTGTCAACGGCTGATCAATATGTACCTGTGAGGCGGTTAGCATAGGCATTGTTGTTATTCCTTCCTATTTACAGGTTACGCAGCAGCGTTACCACCTTGGATCAGTTCAACGGCGATAGTTTGACCGTCAACACCTGCTTCCAAAGCATAACCCATTACAATGTTGCCTGTTGAGGCAGTTACAGCTTGCCCATCGGCAGCAGTGGCTACAGAAGCACCAGCAGCGATTGTGCCACCAGCTTGTACCATTGTCTTACCAGATACGACAACAGTTGCTTCCCCACCAGATGCAGGATCGTTAATAACTACACCAATGCAGTTTTCACCTGCAGAATCGGCAAGATCAACTTGTCCGTCTGATTCTAGCGTTACGAATTTAAACTGAGAAGATGATAGATCTTCGCCAGCAATGAATGTACGTGTATCACGCGATTCTTGTACAGCCATGATTATTCTCCAATTTCATAAGTTTTAGCGATAAGGGATTTACCCTCTGCTGTTTTAGAGATGGCATCAAAAGCAGCGTATTTGTTGACCTTATGCTCTTCGGCATAGGCGTCTACCATCTTGTCTAGTTTAGATTGTGGGTCAGTCATATCTGCATCTACAGACTTCTCACCAACCTCATCCATAGCAGCAGCAAAAG